TAGAATCAATCACAGCCGAAGCCTTTTCAAAAGTTGAATCTGACGCCATGAAGCTGAATAAGCTCATGGCTCAGTCCTATTCAGACGCTGCAAAAAGCATTATAAAAGAAATGGAATCTATTTACGGGAAGTATTTAACTACAGTTGACCCGCAGGATTATTATAATATAATGATTCAGTATGATAGACTCGGGAAGCTCCTGGTTGAAGTACAGAAGCAATATAATGTTTATGCAAAAAAAGTTGATGGATATATTTACCAGATAGAAAATGCAGGAATGTCTGATATGTATTATAGACAAATGTATGTTTTAAACTGGATATCTCCTGATGAATTAGGTATGTCTTTCACTTTTCTTGATCCGCGAGTTATAGAATGGACAGTTACAGGAACAGCCGAAGCATGGAAAGGATATAATGCTTTTTTAAAAGAAAAGTTTAAGAAAAGTGTTAAAATGGTTCAGGCTGGTTTATCTGACACTGTTTACAATCCGCAGTATGGGACGCTGGCAGCGCTATTAAAAAACAAAAATAATACAGCGATTGCTAAAATTCAACAGGAAATTACACAGACGTTTATCCAGGGAACGTCAATGAAAGAAGCATCAGCAAATATCATCTCTTTTTTCGATACCGAATCGTATAAAGCGGAAAGGATCGCAAGAACAGAATTGACCAGAGTTGCAAATGTGGCTCAGGAAATCGCTTATCAAGATGCCAGCGAGATTTTAGATGTCCCTATAAAAAAGATGTGGGTTGCAACTCTCGACCTGCGGACAAGATCCGCGCATCAGGCTCTTGATGGGCAGATTGCAGATGAGGACGGATATTTCCATTATGGCGGCAGTAAAGCCAAGCGCCCTGGTGGCTGGGGCAGCGCGTCAATGAATATAAATTGCCGGTGTTCAACAGTACCGATTATTGATGATGAAAAGCCAGACATTAGGGCAGCTATAAATCCAGTTACAGGGGAAAAAGAGATTATTGATTATGCAGATTATAATTCATGGATGGAATCAAACGGAATGAAAAAAGACTCATCTGGAATGTGGGTTAAAAAATAAAAAAAGGAGAGTATTAAATTATGGCAATAACAGCAGAAGAGCTAAAAGAATTTATGCAGGATGAAAAAAACAAGGAAATGTTTGACTCAATTGTAACATCACTTGGATATAAGCCGGAATCAAGTTTCAAGGCTGTTGAAGCGGACAGAGATGCTGAGAGAAAACGCAAAAGGGAATATCAGGAAAAATTAACAGCGCTTGAAAAAAAGCTTGACGAATTAGAAAATAAATATTATATAGACGATGAGAATACAGACAGCGGGAAAAAGACCAATGCCGTTGAAAAGCTGGAACGTGAAATTGCTAAGTTGAAACAATCGAACGAGAAAGCATCTCTGGAAAGTAAGGCCCTGCAAGACAGACTGCATAAATCCATCAGACAGACCGAGATAATAAAATCATTAGAACAGGCGAATGTTGATCCTGTCCATTTTAATTTACTGCTATCCGCATTTTCTAATAAAGCGGTTGTTGAAGTTGATGATTCAGGGGAATTGGTTCTTATAGACAATAAACCGGTATCGGAATATTTCAAAGAGTGGTCAAATAAAGACGACGGAAAAGTTTATTTAAGGAAGCCTGAAAACTCGGGAATTGGTGACAGCAGGATGAAATCAGGTGGGACAAAGCAAATGAAGGCTGAGGCCTTTAATTTACTGCCTCCGAAAGAACGTGCAGCATTTATGTCAAACGGCGGGCAGATTATAGAATAAAACGAGGTAAAAATTATGAGTAATACTCTAACCGCACTCGCGCCGGTACTTTATAGCGCAGCAAAAGAAGTCCAGAAAGAGGCAGTGGGAGCCTTGTCATCAATAAACATGAATTTTGACGACAAAGGCGTTGCGATAGGTGACAGCGTAACTGTTCCAATCGCTCCAGCAGCGACAACCGGGACTTATTCTCCAGCAATGACCGCATCGGCTGGCACAGACAAGATCGCAGATTCAACAACAGTTACAATTTCTGCAAACAAGGTCGTTTCCTGGCATCTAACAGGAGAGCAGCAAAGATCATTGCAAAACGGAGCTTCAGACAAGGACTGGGTAAAGCAGATGATCGCTCAGGGCATGAGAGCACTCAGAAATGATGCTGAAACTGATCTATGTTCAGCAATTTACAAAGGTGCTTCAAAAGCATACGGAACTGCCGGGACAACTCCATTCGCTACAACGATTGACGAGATTCCTAATATTTACAAAATATTAAAGGACAACGGCGCTCCAATGTCTGATCTTCAGATGATTATAAATACATCGGCAGGCCTTAACGCTCGTAAGCTTGGCATTATACAGCAAGCAGACCAGGCCGGAAGTGACGCTGAAAGAAGATCCGGAAATTTCCTTAAACAATTTGGTTTTTCAATAAAAGAATCTGCTGGTATTGCAAGTCATACTAAAGGAACAGCAACAGGATTTCAAATCGTTGCAGCTGGCGAGGCGGCAGGGCAGACAACCTTATCATTTGACGGAAGTGATTCAGGTACTATTATCGCTGGTGACGTTCTGACTATAGGTACAGGCGGCGGTTCTGGAACTGGCACTGACTATGATACCAAGTATGTTATAAATGACCCGTCAACTTTAACAGGTGCAGCTTCAGGAAACGTAATAATCGGACGCCCTGGACTTAAAGTTGCTCGCGTTAATGACGACGAGGGCGTACTCGGCTCAAGTTACACTGCAAACCTTGCATTCGAAAGAAGTGCAGTTGTAGGAATAATGAGACCGCCTCTTATTCCAGCTTCACCACTCATTAAACAGATGATGATTTCTGATGATATGGGAATGACTTATCTCATGGTTGAGATCGTGGGTGACGGTATGATCACATGGAGACTCCATCTGGCTTATGGATTTAAAGTTGTAAATTCTGAATTTTGTGTGAATTTACTCGGATAATAAAAGATAGCGGGATTGAAAAATCCCGCTTATTTTAATAAAGGATAAATAAAATGTTAGATACTAAATATGAAAAGCTTGCAGGAATATATGCTCTTTACTGTTCGATAACAGCAGATGCAACAGGGGAAAAGACAGTCCCTATTCCTTTTGCTTGCGAGGTCATTGACGTTATAGTACAAGCCAGAGCAACAAATGGCGGGGGGACTGCAACTCTTAAAAAAGGATCAAATGCAATAACCGATGCTATGGTTATGGCAGTTGACACTACCATTGTCAGAGCTGGGACAATTAACGATTCATATTCAACCCTTGCCGAAGGCGATACCGTGACGGTAGATGCAAACGGCGCGAGTGACAGGGGACTTGTAACAATACTTGTAAGAAGGATTTAAAAACCGCGCCTGAAACATGGCGCTTGCTATTATATTATATATTTTTATTTTATAAACGAGGTAACACCATGCCATATCAAGATCCAATGACAAGCGCAGAAGCAGCAATCAGTACAGACCACGCTTATATACATTTAGGGAAAGCTTTTTCTGTCCCGATCACAATATCATCTTTGGCAGCATCAGCGGTAAGTAAGATAGGATTTACAACTCCAGCGTCGGGAATGTTAATCCATTGGAGACCCGCTGAATTTTCATCTTCAGCAAATGCTGTAAGATTAAGATTGTATCAAGGATCTGCATTTACTGGGGGGACTTTGAATGTTCCGAGAAATAGAAATGAGCATTTTGGAAAGAATCCTAATATGATGATTTATTCAGGCGTTACTGCTGCATTAACAAATACGGTTATAGTTTCAGCAAAAGCTGGCGGTAATTTTGGGAATCAGCCGGCAGGGGATGGGATAGAAGTTGTATCAAGCAGCGCTGCGGATGTCGGGCAAGTGCTAACTATATACGGAACAAAAACAGGAACAACAACAACTGTTGTTACTGAATCGATTATACTGGATGGTACAAACCAGGTTTCAACCGTTATTACAACATGGCAAAATATACTTGGTGTTGAATTATCCGCTGCCTGCGATGGGACTGTAACAATCCGCGAGGCATCCGGAAACCAGACAGTAACAACTCTGGCCCCTGCTGCTCTATCCGCAGGCATTGAGATCCCGACAATTACAAAAGGATATAATGAAATCCCGAGGCATGATGCCAGTGGTGCGAGTACAGCTCCAATAGGTATCATTGGGACTTATTATGATGATTCTGCATTAAGCTCAGTCGATGCTTTAAATGGGACAACAGAAGAAGATCACAATGCAGTACCATTCAAAACTATAACAAAAGTTTTAATTGGCGCTGTTGCTTCAACTGTTGATGTTACAATTCTGGTTCCGGATCATATTGTTGATACTTATAATGTCGGGTCAGCTGGAAATTCCAGCAGATCCGGAGGGCAAGGGGGAGCAAATCAGGAAATAATACTTGATGTCAATACATCTTATGTTTTAACAGTTACAAATATTGGGACAGTAACAGCGACAGACGTAGATTTGAATTTATTTTATTATGAGGAATCATAAGAAATGTCAATAAACTTTGTTCAAGAAACAGGAACCGGGTCAAGTACATCCACGAGTTATGCTTCGGTTGCACAATATAAGCAATATTGGCTTGATAGGGGAACTTTAATCACCGATCCTGATGATTCAATAAAAGCATATTTGAATCAGGCAACAGAATATATTGACTCAAAATATGTTTTTATGGGTGAAGTTATAAATTTGGAACAATCATTAAGTTTCCCTCGCGTCGGGGTAATGACTAAAAACAGGGTCATTGTTGACTCTGATACTGTTCCGAAAGAGGTAATAAATGCCACCTGCTATTTAGGTGCTGAAGCTAAAAAAAATAATTTAAATCGTATTGATGAGAATGTAAAATCATTGTCTTATGGCCCTGTATCGAAAACATTTTCAATGTCAGCTGATTCAATCTCTTTTCCAGTAGTGGATAGGTATTTGAGTGCTTTTACAATTTCAGGCACGTCAATGGTGCGGGTGAACTGATGCAAAATATTCTTGATACATTATTCAGATCAGAAATGACATACAGCGCAGCCATACAAGCTAAAACTGCAACTTTTGTTGATGGTGTTCAAGGTTCTGTTTCATGGGTAACATCTAAAACGGCATCTTGCATAATATGGCGCGGGGGTGCTTCTGATAGGTCTATAAATGACAGAATCCGCGCTGAAATTGACGCTGTTGCGCTTTTTAAGCCTTATGACGTATCTGAGTCAGATTTCTCGGATACATCAAGATTAGACATTACAGGGTATGGTGTTTTTTCGATTGTTAAAGCTGTAAATATAGCCGGTCAAGATTCAGTTATACAAGTTTATTTAAAGGAATTTAAATGATAGATATAAAGGGCAGCGTTGTAGTTTATGAAAATAAATCATTACCTGGGAATATTGATATAGGTAATGAAAAAAGTATCATGAGTCTTGCGATGAAAACTACAGCTCAGGCAAAATTACTCGCTCCTGTAGATCGTGGACCTTTAAGAAATTCTATAATGTGGAAAATGAAAAGGAATGAGGGCGGGTTTAATGATTCAGGAAAAGAGCCAGCTTCAAGAAAAATCAGAGTAACATTGATTGATAATCATGAAGCTTATATCGGGAGTAATATAAAATATGCAGTTTATCAGGAATTTGGAACAAGAAGGATTCCCCCACATCCATATTTGAGACCGGCAATCGCAAAAGTAGTTTTAGGAAAAGGAAAAGAGGAAATTAAAGATATAATGACAAAAGAAATGGAAATGGGCAAGCTTGTAATGGGTCAAGTCCGGGAGAGTTTCTTTTAATGTTAAATAGTATTATATATACAATTTTAAATGTTCCATCAATTACAAATTTATTAGGGACATATAAAACAACAAAAAAAGCTTTATTTTCAGATGTTGCTATTCCGCAGGATTGTACTGCAACAGCAACAATAAATTTTTATTATTCTGAGTCATACAGCGCGGCAGAAAGTTATAATCAATTAGTTTATACTATAAATTGCCGGGCTTATACAATGGCAGAATCTCAGACAATCGCCCAGGCGGTTAAAGCAGCAATAAACAGGGTAAATGGCCCTGATTATTATATAAGTGTTGAAGTATTGCCGACGATTTCGCCGGTTGATGACAGAGACAATTATAATTCTACAATACAAGCAACAATTAAAAAAAGGGGGTAAATTAAATGCCAGTACAAACGACAGAAACCAGTTATGTATATTTTCCTGATGGTGCAAAAGTCTCAGTAAAAGCATCTGGAGATGTTTCATATACA